CTATTATTGCTATTAAAATTATCTTTTGCGCAAAGTCGTACTTTTTGTCTTTTTGGACTTCGGTTTCTCTTGCGTAATAAGTGTTTCTATTTGCTTCATATTTCCATTTCCAATCATAGAACGAATCTTTGACCAAAAATATTGTATTGTATAAGCTATCATATTGCGAACGTTTTATTTTTAAACTATCCTTTGTTAAACTTAAATCCTGATTGAATTTATTAAAAGTTTTATTAATCTGTTCTCCCTGTTTTAAAGTCATTATAACAACTGTATCTTCGCCTATCTTTTTAGTAATTGGATATTGGCAGTAACATAAATTTGCCACCGGTATCAATACTAACAGAATCCAACTTGCTTTTAACTTCATTTAATTCAATTTTTAAATCTTTAATTTCTCCCTTCATTGAAACTATTGTTGCAACTGCTTTCGTAACTAATTCAGCTTCTTTCTTTGTTGCTGCTTCCTGAACCAGAACTGATCTATTATTTGTTTGTGTAACTTTTGACATAAGTTGTTCAAATTCACGCTCTTGTATAAGTTCATCACTTGTTTTTTGTGCTGATACATTACACCCAAATAAGAATAGAATAAATAAATATTTCATTATTTAATTTTTTGAATCTTACCTAATTGCTCTAATGTTGAAAGTTTAGTCGTAGCTGAAGCCAATGATGAATCGCAACGGCGCAGGGCGTCGCTTACCAAATCAACACGGCTTTCTAATTTTTCAATCTTGCGACCTTGCCCTTCAATCTGATTATTAAACGTTCCTCTTATGTCAATATATAAAACAGAAATTCCAATAATTACTAAAAACATAGTACCAACCACAGGGTTTTTACTAAAGTCTTTAAAACTTATTGGAAGCGGATTTGCCGAAACGTCTAATTTTTTACTCGTTGCCATTAAATATGATTATAACTTTAAATAGAATCCGAAGCCATAATTCACGGATTGACCTGTTTTTAAATTTAAGCCAATTAAAGCCCTATCCTTGACCTTAAGCATTGCGCCTATGCCTACCCCTTGCAAAGACTTATCTTGTCTTAAATCGGCTAATAAGCCCAAATAAAGGGCATTCTTAGGCTTTGGGGTGATTGTCCTTGTTTCAATTATAGTCTTTTCGCTTAAATTAGCACTGAATCCACGCCCTATGATCCTGTTCTGGGTAATTGTATCTTGAATAAATACGACATTGTTCGTATCTAATCTAATCGTATCTAAATACGAATATACACGGCTATAATCAGATACTATTTTTATTGTATCGTGAACAGGAATAAATACAGAATCGGTTTCAATGATATACGAATATATATCACTTCCCTTTTTGTATTTAGTAAAAGTCTTTTGTTGGTAAAGCGTATCTGTCTTTACAATAACTGAACTTTTATAAGTTGGATTTGTAATTAAAAATAAAATAACTACAACCAATAAGACTGCAATTACAAAATTTTTAATCATCTTTTACTTTTTTAGTTGCGTTATAGTAATAGCGAATAGCCATCACACCAGAGATAATTGCAATCAAACCGGCAAATAAAGTAACTACGGGTTGAATTGTTGAAATACTTACAATAGCGCTTAAAACGCTTATTCCTGTGCCTATGTCGGCTTGATTGCTATGCGGTGTCATTTAGTCTTTTTTATCTTCTTTTGGTGCTTGTTCGTCTTGAATTTGCTTAAACCATTGTAATAAAGGCACTCCATATTTTGTTGGAAGTTCCTGACAAAATTGGTTTAGTTCTGTTAATTGTTGTTCGTTTAAAGTAATCATAGTGTTTATTTTAAAATTAATAATATTGTCAAAATTAGTATTTTTATCAATGCCGAAGTATATTCAGGTTTTATTTTTATAAGTTCAGCGACCTTTCTAATAAATTTATCTGTGTCAGCTGTTACCCCTACATAAAATGCAGGTCTTTTTAAAACATTAACATTGCAAAGAATGTCAAAGCCAAACCAAAAACAAGTCGCAAAAGCTAACATTGTCTTAAATCCAAAAGCTAAAAATAATACTGAGTAAACTGAAATATGGTTTATTCCTTTCCAAAAATGCCACTTCTTATTTTGCTCGTATACTTCCTGTGGATTTATTTTGTAAAGGTCGCGTTCTTTAAATTGGTGCTTTTGGTATAAAACCCAACTGATTAAGTGAACTAAAAATACTATTGTTAAAAATATTGTCATTATTTAATTTTTAAAACGTCAATTTCTGCTTTTAATTCTTGAATAGCTTTAGTTAACATTGCTATAATAGCTCTATCATATATACCCCATTTATCATTTTCATTTACAGGAGTATTTGCCGCTTCTTCTCCTAATGCTTCATTAACTTCTTGCGCATAAAATCCTAATTGTCTTAAATCAGTAGGCAATCCACTTTCTTCTTTCCAAAGAAAATATCTTGGTTTTAAATTTAATACTTTTTCTAAAGCATTATCTATAAATCCATCTTCTATTTTTAAATTCATATCTGAAACCGCAGATAATACACCACTTGTTGCCGTAACAGTTCCACTTCCTAAATTGTTTATTTTAAGTACACCACCACTTTGTAATCGCATAACCTCAGAAGTGGTATTTTGCATCCATCTAAAAATTGATGAACCTGAAGTTGCTACAAATGAAGTTATTTCAGGGCCTTGGTCGTTTAAAATAAAAAAATTATACCCGATAGTTAATTTTCCTGCTGTGGCACTACCATTTATTGTTACCTCACCTGTGTTATATTCTGCCGTAATAACATTTGATGCACCACCTGCACCATAACTTAAATTAAATCCTGCTGATGCACTACCCCCTGATTGTGAAATAATCCAGCCATTATATGTGCTATCTCCTTTAAAGTTTATACTACCAAAAACTTGCAATTTTGAACCTGAAGCGTTATCGGTAGTATTAATAAACATACTTGCTGCCGTTACACTACTTGAAAATGTAGCAGCTCCTGTTGATGATATGGTTAATCTATTTGTTGTATTAGTTGCAAAATTTAAAGTATTTGCAGCACTTAAATACATACCATTAGTTGGTACAGTTGCACCACTTGGAATAAATGCAGTAGCAGTAGCAGTACTTGAAAAACTTGCACTCGTACCACTTAACCCTCCAAAAAAAGTTATATTAGCACTACCACCTGCACCAAAATCCGCTACCTGTGTTCCACTATTTGCATATATACTTAATCCTGCACTTGTTGCAGCTTTTATTTGCGGCGTAGTTAAAATACCACTAAAAGTTGCATTACCTGTTGAACGTGTAATTGTCAAAGGCGTATCAATTAAAGAACCTGCGTCTGAATATCGTCTAATAAAGAAATCCGCGCCTGCATTTGAACCTGATTCTGTGCCACTTACTTCTAAATTTATTCTTGAACTATTGTCAGAACGAAATGAAATACTTTTTGCAACAGAAACATTTGTGTCTAAATTAGCAATCAATGCAGTTGCAGCGCCGTCAATATGAAATTTTGTTGTTGGGTTTGAAATTCCAATACCAAATTCCCCTGTTTGTAAAATTGTAATTAATTCAGCACTATTTGCTTCGCTAAATATTCTAAATCTATGGTCGCTTTGTACATTACCCGCACTCCATTTGTTAGTTCCGTTAGATGCAAAACCTAAATAAGCATTGTTTGTAGAAGTTCCGTTTATGCGTCCTATAATACCTGAACCGAAAACATCAAGCGCAGTAGTCGGTGATGCAGTTGCTATTCCTAATCTGTTATTAGTATCGTCAAAAAATAAGTTTGCATTATCTTGTGTCAAAGCACCTGAAGCACCAATAAAAGGAACTGAACCTAAAGTTAATGCAGTTGTAATTGATAATGTTGCAACAGAACCAACCAAAGTGATAGTTCCGTCAAATCCATTTGCATCACTAAATACTAATGAATTGATAATGTTAGGTGATAATATAACATAAGCAGTAGAATCCCATCTATAAATCACGTTTGTATCTTTTGCCACATAAATAGTATCTGCAACACCTGTTATAGGGAATGCAGCAAGGTTTGCGTATTCCTCAACTGTTCCCGTAAACAAAGACGCCATTTGTGAAAGCGTAATCTTTTTACTTATGCCCGTTGTAGGGTCGCCTATAATCGTAAGATCTGATAAATCTGGCGCAAGTTCTGTCGCTAATTGATTAATTTTTTTTGATTCCATTAAAATTGATAATTTGAAGGTACTTGACACCTATTGTTAATAAATGGCACGGTTAATGTTGCATCTAATTTTACGCCCGCTAATAAATCAGGATCACTTTCTGTGTAAAATGTAACGGGTAAGTTTTGACTTAAAGTCCAAGTTACAATAGAATAATCCTCTGGGTATCTTAACTGCGCCACTACATCACCCGCAACCTGTGTCATATCTGATAAAACTTCCGTTTCGTTTGTTTCTTCCATAAGCATACGATCCATAAAGTAAAGACTAAATGAGTAACCTATTTCTTTCGCACCCACATTTGCGCCTGTTAAAGTAAAAAACATAGCAGGATATGTAACCTCACCATTGCTTATACGTTCCCAGACATCACCAAAATAGACGTAATTAATTTGCTCGTGGTCGTTGCCTATCTTTGTTAATTCTTTCACTATTTGATTTAGTGTCATTCTTTTTTGCTTTTTCCAAATAAACTTTTAGTTTAGTTTGGTTTTTTATTGTTACTTGTTTACTCATATATTAGCAGCAACCAATATTTCCCTGATACCTTTCTTCAAAAGTTTTTTTATTCTTACCCTCATAATCGTCATTGCAACAAGCATCACCTAAATACATTGAAACCGTGTAACCCTCATTGTCAGGTTTAATTGAATCAATGCCGCTACCAAAGTTTAAATAATTAGGATATAAAGCATTGTTTTGTTTCAAATACTTTATTAATCTTTGTTTATAAAATTCTGCTCTTGCTCTGTATCTATTCGCCACGTCAATCATATCCTGCATTGAAGGGCTTTCCTGATTCTCGCCTGTCTTTCTTATTAATCCCTTATTGTAAAACTGATATGATAAACCTTGTGGAAGCTCTGACATAACAAAATAAATTAAACAATCTACAATGTAGTCGTCTAATAAAGTTGTCTGTAATTGCGTATATGTATTTGCATCTACTGCCGTTTGTAATTCATTGTACAATGCAGAACCTAAAGCAGGCAAAATATACATATCTTGCGCGGTCTTAATTTCAGGCAATACTAATTTTTCTTCTACGTTAGCGTGAAGCCCTGTTCTATCTTTAATTGATTGAACTGATATAAATAATGTGTTTTTGCTCATTCTATTTTCTTGTTACTATATTTGAAACCCATTCGTGTCTGCAACTTGGGGAATGTTCATTAGTATTTGGTTTTGTGTACCAACCACCTCCGCGATCCCAAACAGAATATCCTAAACGCGCACTTATTGTTTCTATTTCTGAACGGCTATACATTTTGTCAGCAGTTAATAAATATTTACAAAAAGGTCTGCTTGTATCTATATCTTTATTTGTAAAGCCTTGCTTCCACTCATAAGAATATCTAATTAGTAATTCTTTTGTTTGTGGTTTAATTTTTGTTAATATATCGTTTAATGGCTCTGTTAATGTATGCTCAATAATTGTATTGCTATCAATTCCCTCACCAATAACATATTCACTTGGTTGAATATAGCCGTTTGCTATTAATGTTTTAATAACTTGCTTGATAGTATCTTCGCTTTGTTCAAGCGTTGTCGCTAATACATCTGGCGTAATTCTTTTATCCTTAGACATCAAATCAAGCACATTCGCCTGTAATTGATTTACCTCTGCAAACATTTGATATTCAGAATCGTCATCAAAGCGCGTTCTTGACCTCCAAATATTAAATCTGTCCTTTGAGTCTCCAAACTCAAAAAACACGCTAAATTCGTCTGAAAACTGCGCTTGTTGGGCAACGGGTTGGTATTTGCTAATATCAATACCCGCCTTTTCAAGTAACCATTCTTTTGGCGCTATTTCTTTTAATATGTTTTCAGTAAA